ATTAGGAAATGGTCTAAGGATTTCTTAGAAGTTCCAAATGAAAAATTAAATGGCATGCCACCTTGTCCATATGCGCAGAAAGCATGGGCAGAAAATCAAGTCATGTTTAGCATCAATAGCGGTCTTGAAGGGCTCTCGGATGCAGTTAGAGATTACGACCAACTTGGGTTTGACATTATTGTATGGGCAGATGAAGAACTGCCTGACATAGACTACCTTGATGGATGGTGCGACGGCATGAACGAAGCACTGTCTATCGCCGGCAAAGACATGCACCTCATGGTATTTCATCCTAACTACGATGCGGTGGATGCTGGATTGGATTTCCTGATTCATGATGAACAGGAAGATTTAGAATACTGTATGGTATTCGTGCAGCGGTTGTCAAAGCTTGATGACGCCGCAAAGAGTCTGGAGAAATCGGGATACTACGCGCATTTCCCAGACGATGTTTTTGAGAGCCTAGTGTTGGCAAGAAGGAATCTTAGATATGGTAATGAAGAAAACTAAAGCCCGTGGTGGTAAGATGAAGATGGCCTCCCGCAAAATGCGCGGTGGAATGCAGGCTAAAAAAATGCGCGGCGGCGGTGCTATGAAGATGGCATCAAAGCGTATGCGCGGCGGCATGACCAAGAAAAAGTAAATGCCTAAAATTGTCGATGGTGCAAAATTCAATACCGTCGGTGTTACGCCGGGTGCTGCTGGAACTACAGTTTATACGGTTCCAGCAAACCACGCGGCTATAGTTCGGCATTTTAGTTTAAGCAATAATAATTCTGGCGCTAAAAAAGTAACAGTTCAATATTACGATTCAAAATCTACCACGTACTATTTTATTGCGCAGGATTTATCTCTTGCGGCTAACTCGTACATTAACATACTAAATAGCAATGTGTTGGCGTTAAATGCTTCAGATAAAATTATTGCAACGGCAGAAACGGCTGGCACCATATCAGCTCTAGTATCCGTAGAAGAATACTACGACCCTAATAGGTAAATAGATGGCCGCTAAGAAAAAAAAATCTAAATCAAAAAAGCCTGTCCCAACAAAACCAGCTCTCTGGAGTAAAGCAAAGGCGGAAGCCAAAAGAAAATTCAAGGTCTACCCCTCTGCTTATGCAAATGCTTTCGCATCTAAAAGATATAAAGCTATGGGCGGCGGCTGGCGCTAAGCGAATGGAAAATCCTGTAGCGGTAACAGTTAAAGAGAATAGCTTTGAACTCATACTCAGAATACTTGGAAATGAGTTTATTGCGATTAGGATTGGTTCAACCAACTTCAGTGGTAAATTAATAGCAGGTAGTATTCTGTTGTTGTTCTTTACATTCATGCTGCTAGAGGTATTTGGATTATCTAGGATACTAGGTATTGAGTAATGGCTACAAAGCTAAACGAGAATACCGAGGTTGCGTTACCACTACGTAACATAATAAGCATGGTTGCTGCTGCATCCGTAGCAACATGGGCATACTTTGGTATTATAGAACGACTGAACCAGATAGAAACAAACATCACAATGATGGAAGCTGATTTGGGGCAGAATACAGAGTTTCGCATCAAATGGCCCCGAGGTGAGATGGGTAGTCTTCCTGCGGATTCTGAACAGTTTATGCTCATAGAACATCTGGCAAATGAGTTGGATGATTTATCTACGCAGATAGATGAGGGTAAAGCCCCATACGACCAACAGCAAAAACTAACATTAGAGTTTTATGAAAAGCGATTAAATGCACTAGAAGAAAATTTAGAGAAGATGAGAAATGGAAGTCATTAAAACCATAACTCTTATTTTGTATATGGGGGGTGATGTAGCTGAACACACAGCCTTTGAAAAAATATCTAAGTGCTTAAAAGCTAAAAGAACTATAGAAAGAAACTTATATAAAGAGAGCAAAACAGTAAGATACTCCTGCGAGAACAAAATGGTGGAAGTATCTAAGAATAATGATGGCTCTAATTATATAGTTCGAATAATAGAATGATTGAGTTTCTTTTAGTTGTATATATGGGTTCGCAAATAATAAACCAAACACAGACCTTTGAGGATATGGATAAGTGTTTGTACTTTGCAAATAAGTTGTCTAGACAGCCTGCTGTATACACTAAGAAAAATGAACGAATAAAAATGACAGCGATATGCAAACCAGTTACTAAAACATGAGGCGTGGAGATGATTGCAGAAACCCTAGCGGGGATTGCACTTGTAAAGAGTGCAGTCGATGGTATCAAATCTGCAATCGGAACAGCTAAAGATGTTGGGGAGATTGCAGGACATATAGATAATCTCCTAACTGGAGAAACGCAGATACAACAGAAACGCTCAAAAAAATCGGGCGTTGGTATCGGCGAACAGTTTGGAATTAAATCTGTAGCACAAGAAGTTATAGATGCAAAGTTAGCGCAAGAAAAAATCCAAGAGATGCGCACCATGGTTGACTTAAGATTTGGACCAGGAACATGGCAGAGCATTGTAGACGAAAGAGCCAGAAGGATTCAAGAGGCAAGACAAGCTGAACTTAGAGCTAAAAAAGAAGCTCAACGTCAGCATGAAGAGTTTTTAGAGCAGCTACGAATTGGAGCAGGCGTTACCATTGTCGGCCTTATTGCATTAGGATTTTTATTATTTGCAATGGTATCTATGGCAGCTGTTGCTCTTATACATGGATAGAGGCTTTATATTATGGCATATCAAGGAGGACTCCGTAAGTGGTTCAAAGAAGATTGGCGAGACGTAGCGACAGGAAAAAAGTGTGGGCGTAAATCGGCTGGCAAATCAAAGAGAAAATATCCTGCGTGTCGCCCGAAGGCGGTTGCTGACAGAATGTCCAAAGGACAGAAAGCTTCAGCAGTCCGTAAGAAAAGAAAAGCAGGAAATCCCGGAGGAAAGCCAACCTCAATTAAGTGGTCCGTATCACCCACTGGACGGAAACGTAAGACCAAACGGAAAACTTCAAAAGCATGACCAGTAAACGTAATTACAGAAAAGAGTATGATAACTACCACAGTCGTACAAAGCAAAAGAAGCGACGCGCTTCGCGTAATACGGCTCGTGCTATTATGGCTAGAAAAGGTAAAGTTACTAAAGGTGATGGCAAAGACGTGCACCATACCTCTGGCAATCCGATGAATAATAAGAAGTTAGCCGTAAAATCCAAAAGCCGTAACAGGTCTTTTGCAAGAACCAAAACAGGTAGAAAGAAAAATCCTCGTGCCTAATCAAAGACAACTTACAGAACTGCAAAGTAAATTCCTTGATGCCTTGTTTAGCGAAGCAAAAGGCAATTACTCTAAGGCGTTAAGACTTGCAGGATACTCCGAAACTACAAATCCGTATGCGATTATGCAATCGCTGCGCACAGAGATTATTGAACGTGCAGAACTTGAGATGGCGGCTAACGCACCTAAAGCAGTGTTTTCTATGGTAGGTGTTTTAGATGACCCAACAGCTATCGGTAACAGAGAGAAACTGTCCGCCTCGCAACAAATTCTTGACAGAGTTGGGCTTTCTAAGGTAGAAAAATTAAACGTATCAGCAGAAAAACCGATGGGCTTATTTATATTACCGGCTAAACATGATGACGATAGCACAGAAACTGAATCCAACGAATAGATACGACAGGGCTAACGGGCCGCATGTGCCTTGGGGATACCAAAGAAGCGAGTTTGACCCCCAACTATTGGAGCCCGTAGAAGAACAATTAGAAGCTTTAGAGCAGGGTGTAGCATATTTAAAGATGTCTTCATACCCAGAAGTTGCTAGATGGCTTACGGATTACACAGGTAGACGGATAACCCCGATGGGCTTGTGGAAACGTGTTAAGCGTGATGCATCGGATAGACGTAAGCATGTTGAACAAAAACGCCGTGCCGCCCAGGCCGCGTCCCAAGGCAACATCCAAACCCAAGACCAAAGAGCAACGGGCACAGGATAAGTTAAAAAGGGATAAACGTTCTGCTCGTATGCAGCTTAACATGGCGCAGAAGAAGCTGTTAAAGTTAGAAAAACAAGGACAGCCAGAGCAGGAAGAAGAGTTAATAGGGGCTAGTGCTTATCAGCCTGTTGAACAACAGGAAGATGAGATACTATTTGAACCTAACCAAGGGCCGCAAACAGATTTTTTAGCTTCGTCAGAACGAGAAGTATTATACGGCGGTGCAGCAGGTGGTGGTAAGTCATACGCTTTAATTATTGACCCGCTACGATACTGCCAGAATTCAAATTTCAACGCGTTGATTTTACGTAGAACAAACGATGAATTGCGCGAACTGATACATAAAAGTCAGGAGATGTATCCAAAAGCATACCCCGGCGCTAAATGGATGGAAAAGAAAAGCCAATGGACTTTCCCATCTGGGGCAAGAATCTGGATGACATATCTAGAGCAGGACAAAGATGTTCTGCGGTATCAAGGTCAGGCATTTACTTACATTGGCATAGATGAACTGACACAGTATTCGACACCTTATGCTTGGGATTATTTACGCTCGCGTCTTAGAACTGCAGACCCCTCGCTCCCCGTATTCATGCGGGCGACGACGAACCCGGGCGGGCCGGGGCATTCGTGGGTTAAGAAGATGTTTATCGACCCTAGCCCACATAACAAATCGTTTTGGGCGACTGATATTACTACGGGCGAAACGTTGGTTTACCCAGAGCGTCACAGCAAATCGGGTCAGCCGCTGTTCAAGCGCCGTTTCATTCCAGCTCGGTTGTTGGATAATCCGTACCTTTATGAGCAAGGCGATTACGAAGCGATGTTGCTTTCGCTGCCCGAGGTACAGCGCAGGCAGTTATTAGAAGGTTCATGGGACATTGCAGAAGGTGCAGCTTTCTCAGAGTTTAGTAGGTTACATCATGTTGTTGAACCATATGCTATACCGAATTCATGGCGCAAGTTTAGGGCTTGCGATTACGGTTACTCCTCTGCTACCGGTGTTCTTTGGTTTGCTGTAGACCCAGCAGACGAAACATTGCTTATATATAGAGAACTGTACGTAAGTAAGGTAACTGCAAAAGAATTAGCACACATGGTGCTAGCGGCAGAAGAGGGAGAGTCCATGCATTATGGCGTACTAGACTCTTCACTGTGGCACAAACGGGGCGACACAGGTCCGAGCCTAGCTGAACAAATGATTGTCGAGGGTTGTCGATGGCGCCCATCAGATAGAAGCCGAGGCAGTCGTGTAGCCGGTAAGAACGAAGTTCATAGACGCCTTATGGTCAATGATGAGACAGGGCGAGCTGGCATGGAAATATTTAGTAATTGCACTAACTTAATAGCACAGTTACCGACACTGCCGCTGGATAAGAATAACCCCGAGGATGTCAACACTAAGTCTGAAGACCACCTATACGATGCTTTGCGATATGGTATTATGTCGCGTCCACAATCACGGTCCATCTTTGATTACCCAAGTCAAATACCTACACAAAGATGGCAACCCGCTGATACAAATTTTGGATATTAATCATGCCAGCCATTTTAGATAGATTGGTATCTCAATTAAAAGCAAAGGGTATGTCTGAAAAAGCTGCGTTTGCTATCGCTACTAAACAATTACAAAAGTCTGGCAACTTAAAAAAGGGCACCAGCAAAGCCACTCCTAAAGGTAAACGACGAGGCAAAATGTCACCAGCTCAAAGAGCTATAGACCGCGCTTCAAAAAAGTCAGGTAAACCCAAATCCGCTTATAAGTATAACGCCAAAACTAATACGGCAGTGTTAAAAAAGTAAGGACATATTATGGCTGAAGAAGAACATATTGAGGCACTAATTTTTGAACCGAAATCAGGTTCAGAAAAACTAGCTGAATACATCCGTGGAAAGTTTGAAACAGTAGAGTCAAGCCGACAGGATGAAGAAGAACGTTGGCTGGATGCCTATCGACAGTATCGTGGTTTGTATGGCCCTGATATGCAGTTTACGTCCACTGAAAAATCTCAAGTATTTATTAAGATTACTAAAACTAAAGTATTGGCTGCGTATGGACAAATCATTGATGTTTTGTTTGCTGGTCAAAGATTTCCACTTGGTGTAGAGCCGACACGAATCCCAGAGGGTGTTGCTGAGGCAGTTCACTTTGACCCTAAAGACCCTGAGAACTCCCTTGAAGAAGTAAAAGATATGTACGGGTTTGCCGGCGATGGTAAAGAGTTACCAGCAGGCGCTACCAATCAATCTTTGGCTGAAGAAAACCTTGGCGTATTTGCCGAGGAGTTAGCGGAGATTGAGGAGGATGTCAGACCTGGTCCGGGCAAAACTCCTACAGCACAAACATATAATCCTGCCTTTGAAGCATCAAAGCGCATGGAGAAAAAGATACTGGACCAATTAGAAGAGTCGAGCGCATCTAAACACTTACGCTTAACCGCATTTGAAATGGCGCTGTTTGGCACCGGCATCCTAAAAGGGCCGTTTGCCGTGGACAAAGAATATGCTAACTGGGATGATGAAGGTAACTATGACCCCCTGTTCAACACCGTTCCTCGTGTAGAGAACGTATCTATATGGAACTTCTACCCAGACTCTGATGCTAAGAATATGGACGAGTGCGAGTTTATTATTCAGCGACATCGGATGAGTCACTCAGATTTACGGGCTCTAAAGAAGCGGCCTTACTTCCGTCACGATGCAATTGATGAAGCCATCACCATGGGCACAGATTACGTCCGTAAGTGGTGGGAGACTGACATTGAAGATTATCGTAATACTTACGATGTAGAACGGTTCGAGATACTTGAGTTCTGGGGCAACCTTGATAAAGACGCTGCTGAAGACGCAGGACTTGAAGTGCCTGCAGATTTAAAAGACGTAGACACAATTCAAGTAAACTGCTGGATTTGCCAAGATAAAATTATTCGTTTGGTCATTAATCCGTTTACCCCACAGCGTATTCCATACTTTGCTGCACCTTATGAACTTAATCCGTATTCATTCTTTGGTGTAGGTCTTGCTGAGAATATGACAGACACACAGCAATTGATGAATGGCTTTATGAGAATGGCCGTTGATAATGCAGTTCTGTCCGGTAATCTTATCTTTGAGATAGACGAGACAAACTTAGTGCCGGGGCAAGACTTAGAATTATACCCGGGTAAAGTCTTTAGACGACAAGGTGGCGCACCGGGGCAAGCCCTGTTTGGTACAAAGTATCCAAATGTTTCACAAGAAAACATGATGATGTTTGATAAGGCTAGAATGCTTGCGGACGACGCGACAGGCATCCCATCATACTCCCATGGACAAACGGGAGTACAAGGCACAGGTAGAACTGCCGCTGGTATTTCTATGTTAATGGGAGCAGCACAGCTTAGTGTTAAAGGCGTAGTCAAGAACATTGATGATTATTTGCTACAGCCTTTGGGCGAGGCATTCTATGCTTTCAACATGCAATTCGATTTTGACCCTAAGATTAAAGGGGATTTG